TCTAAGTTTTTCTTGGGCAGTCATTGTTTCACTATTTCTAATTTGCAATAACCTATCATCTAGTACGCCCAGTTCAATCTCTGTTCTTACTCTGTCGGCGGTGAACTTCTGCTGAAGAGTCTTCATCTTCAATATTGATTGATCTGCCTGAGCAATTTTTTGAGCATTAGAAATAGATTCAATGCCCGTGCCACCCACAGGACCAGAAATTATTGGCTTTCCAGCGGCAGAAGATTTGTACCCTTTAATAAAACCTTGTGATGCACCGTCTCCAAAGTTTTTACCTTGTATAGCCATTTCTCTATCTGCTCTTTTAGACGGAGATGCTGCCTCTAATGTTCTAGCAACAGTACTCACAAATGCTTTTGCTAAATCATCTATAAATGTAGCGGCATTTGTTTCTATCTGCTTCATAAACAGTTCTCTTTGGGTTCCACCCATAGAAGAGGCCATAGACTTTGTTATTCTTTGACCCTCTGGGGTGTACATTGTTGGAGTAGAGTATGGCTGAGAAAGGGGTCTGGCCCCTACTGGTAGGGCAAAACTAAGAGGTGAAATTTGTGCGCCTTGATATGTTGGCATATTCCCAAGAGGAATTCTTTCACTCCTTGGCCTTACTCCTAAATATTCCTCTGGTCCTAATTGAGCATAAATTCTTTTACTTTTACCTTCACCACCAGAATACATTGGCACGCCAGACGCTTGACCAAACATATACATGTTAGATGCTGTTAGACCTCTACCAGCAGAAAATGCTGTGGGGGTTTCAAATAATCTCATTAAAGCAGCACGTTGTCTAGGGTCAGATACCCCTGCTAGGGCTGCCATGCTCATTGATTCAAGTTGGGCGGCATTAAAAGTAGAGCCCTTAAATCCTGCCGCCTGAGCCCTCATCTGTTGAGCAAAACTACCAACTGCTTGTTCCGCTAGATTAAGATCACCATTGAACTCTCCTGTTTCAGATATCATTACTCTTAATTGTTCTCTTAATGGATCGAATGCCATTCCCGTATCTGAAATTTCTCTTCTAAACATTTCTATGGAGGCTTCTCCTCTTTCCATAGATTGATTAAGAGTAGTGCTTAGGCCAACTACTGCATTGCTATAAGTTTTAACCTGGAAGTCCGCGCCATGAATAGATTGTATAAGCATTAACATGGCTCTTGCACCTTGATCTAAAAATGGTAGTTGAAGCAGTGAGCCAACATTTTGATCTTTTGCACTATAAAGATGTGACAATTGTGTACCTTGTTGAAATCCTTGTAACGTCCCACGATTCATTTGCATTAGGACTGGAGCATATTTTTCTGTAGCAGCACGATTAACAATAAATTCACCAGGCTCAAGCATGGCGGGAATCTTATCTCCCCGACCTGAACCAGGAACAAATTCTGGCCTAGAAGATCCAGATTGTCTTTTAATTGGAACTGAGCCGCCGCGACCAGGAATGGCCCCAGGAATAAATAATGCTGGGTTTGTAGTGGCTAACTGCCTTAAAGATGTTTGGTATTGAGACATAATTGCAACAAGTTTTCTCATTGCAGCCTCTTGGCTAGTGAATGATAATGTAAGGTTGTCTACTCCTAATTTAGCCGCCATAACCTCTGCATTAAGAAGTTCAAATTTATCTACTCTAAGCCCAGCCATTCTTGCCCCAAGACGCATGATAACCATGCCAATCTTTAAACCATTGGCAATAAGGTTTCCAAATAGACCCACCAACATGATAATTGGACCTGCAAGAGCGGTTAAAGCAACAACATATTTAGTAAAATTCTTTACTGGTTCTGGTAAAGCCTGGAAGAAATCAGCAAATATTCTAACCCCCTCTCCAATTTTTTGGAAAATGGGAATTAATGTTTCAGTTAGGACTTCGCCAAGAGGCATAACTGCATTCTTTAAATCTTCTATGGCTCTTTGGAATCTAACAGCAGTTGATTCTGTAAGTGTCTTAATTTCTTGATTTGCAACTGCCGCTAATTCTGTAGAACTCTTTGCAGCAAGTTCTAATACTGCCTGCGTCTGTGAGCCAGTTTTTCCAATATTATCAAAAAGGGCTGAAATTCTAGCAAATTGGTACTTACCAAAAATTTGTTCAATAACTCTTGCACGACCAAAATCGTCCAGTCCTGATAGAGCATTTTGCATAGCAAAAATAGTAGGCATCAGTTGCCCTTTGTTTGCCTCTACTATACTCACTAAATCAATTCCAAATTTCTTTGCCACCTCACTTGCTTGTTTTGTTGGATTGATAAGTGATGCTAAACCAGATTTTAATGCATTTGCTGCTTCTGCTGCTGGAATACCGCCTTCACGCATAGCAACAAGAAGTGCTGCTAGGTCTTCTACATCTCCGCCAAGACTTCTAACAACAGGGCCAACCTTAGGAATAGCAGTTGCTAAATCCTCTAGTGTTGCAGATGTTTGGTTTTCTACAGCATTCAAGAAGTTGATAGATTCTGCTAATTCATTAGTATTCAATTTAAATGCTGACTGAAGAGCCAGAGTAGCCTTCATAGCCTCTTGTCTATCTACTTCACCTAATACTGCTAACCTTGTCGTCTGTTGGACAGATTCCATTAACTGTTCGCCTTCTGCTCCTGTGGCAGCAATATCGGCGGCGAGAGCAGCGGTTTCTTGAGCAGCAATACCATATGTACGAGAAATATCAAAGGCTAGTTGCTTTACCTGTTCTCTCATGCGAGAAGTAGATTCACTAATAGCGCCGCCAAGATCAGACCCATAAACCTTTTGGAACCTTGTTAATTCTTTATCCAAGTCTCGGAATTGTTTAGACGTAACCGCAGCAAGCATAGCAAGGGGTAAAGTAAAACCTACCATAAGTTGACGACCAGCCCACTGAGTATTTTTGCCCCAGTTAAGCATGGAAGTCGCACCATTATCAATTAATTGATTAAATATAGAGAATTTTTGAGCAGCCATAGCAGCAGATGTTCCCGTTGCAGAAAGTGCAGCGGGGGTCATCATCATTGCCTGTCCTCCACCAACGGGAACAGCAACAGACTGTTGATACTTTACTTGCTGTTCAGCAAGTCGTTTCATCAAACTATTTTGTTTTGTATATCCTGCAATTGCTTCACGAAATGACTCACGCATTGTAAGTTTATTGGCGGCAATTTGTTTTCCAAAATTTTCTACGGCATTATGGGCCTGTACCATTTGAGTGGTAAAGCCGCCAATATTTCCAACATCTCTCGCAAATGCTCCAGCAAGATTTCTTTGAGCAGAAAGAGCAGATTTATCAAGGGTATTAAATGCAGCAGTAAGGCCAGCAATTTGCCCTGTTAAAGCCTTAATTTGCGCCTGAGCAGGCGACAAATTAGCATTATAAGTTATGACGGAATTAATGTTAGCCAAGAACTGTACCCTCCGCTATTTTATATTCTACTCCCATGTCTGGAGTGAAACCTTGGCTAATAGCACCCGCCATATCTCTATTGCCAGTCAAGCGCGCCACCGCTCTTGCCTGGATTTCCTCAATAGTGGGCACCCTGTCACTCTTTTGCTCACTGGTATCGCTATCATCTTTCTCATCAATATCGATTCCTTGCAGAGCAGCCATAAACTTTTGCCTCCTACGTTCAGATTCATATACTGCTTTTAGTGTTGCAGCAAGTTCTGGCATTGATAGCGACGATTCAAGTTCATCGTAATCCTTCCAGTGTCCCAGAAGAAATACTTCCCCCAACATGGAGGCTAGGTCTAGATCGTCCCAGCGAGTTCCTGAGCCGTCGCTACTAGGTTTGGGTCATTCAACTTGATATCAGCAGCAATTTCAAGAATTTTATACATAGTTTGAAGGTCTACTGCTTCTTCAAGTTCTTCTTTTGTTTCCGCAAGATCTGGCGCGAACTGACGGAAAGCAATTGAAGTACATTTGATGAGAATGTCAAGGAACTCATCTTCGTTCTTTACATTTGATGCCTTTTGCCATTCTTTCATAACCAATCTTAGATTCTTTAGATTAAGTGGTTTTACGGTAATGGTTCGACCATCAAGAAGTTCTAATTCAATAGTTTCATAAACTTTTGTTGCCATTTTATTCCTTTCGCTCCTTAGAAATATTATACATTAAAAATGATAAAGACGCAGCAAATACTGCGTCTTTATCACAAAACTTATTTAGTTATTAGAAAACTCTGTCGATGATCTTACCATATGCGGCGTTACCATCTGGAGCAGTGTATGAAGTTGAAGGCATAACTCGGAAGTTAATTGGGAATACTGTGGAATCGTCACGACGAACACCAACGCCAACTGCCTCTACAGAAACTGCGCGGTAGAGCATGTAAATTCTTTCTGCGCTACCTGTTGATTGTCCTGCGGGTACTGAACCTAATTCTGCAACTGAAGTTGGAGCAGAACCAACGAAACATACTGAACGTTCTACAGGAGAAACACCCAACGCACCACCGTTAAGATGGAGTACATTCTGTGTTTGAGCAGAAGCAGTTGTTCCACCTACTGATACACCTGGAGTTGCAGATGAAGTAGTGTTAGAACCATCTGCATTAGCAATCTGATTGAATGATGCGCCAGCAGATGCGGTTAGGTAGTCACCTTCACCGCCAGCCTTACCACCAATAGCAACATAAAGATTTTCTAGAGTTGCTTCTGTAAGACTTGTTGCAACAGTAACTCTCTGAGAAGTTTTGAATAGGCGAGCAGTGTCAAGAAGTTGGTCAACCATGACGTCATTGAATGTTGGTTCAATGTTCAGGGTGACACCCTCCATTGTGTAGCCAAGATGGTACCAGTTGCCGCCAGAAACGTTAGTAACGTTTGAGGGCTTCTGTGCGGATTGAGAAGAAGATCCAACGTTAATTAGATTGTTTTCGACACCTTCTTTACCGACATAAACAACGGCAGCACCAACGATAATATTTTTTGCATTAAAGTCTCTAGCCATTTAATTTTCACCTCCTTGGAGCGAAAAGATATTGCGCTTCCTCATAAATTATATTATCATGTTAGAGATTATTTTGTGTATTCATAGCATATTTTCAAGCATGTAATAAACTTAGGTTTAAAACTATCAATTCTTTTTTCATCGGCAATATAACTGTCCTGGTCTACAGTTATATATTTAAATTTAATTGTTGGGCGAGCGCTTAAAAGGTGTCTGTTAACATCCTGGGCAGACTCGTCAAATCTTTCCAGAGCATCAACTATATAATTTTTTATATAAAAAATTTGTGGCAGATCCCCGACAATAATATAATCTACCTCTTCCTTTTGAATAGGCCAGAACGTTCCCGCCTTCCTCATAAAAATATAATCATAAAGTATGTAAGGCATTTTAGATGAGTCAACTGCTAGATTTTCACTAACTGGATAGAATGGTTTAAAATTTAAAGACGCTGATGTATAGATTGATGTGTCCCAGACTGCACTAGCCACCGCTGGCTGCCCAGCAACATTTCCTGTTGCTAAATCCCATAAATAATTATTTATATGAACAACCGCTAATTCTCTTGGATCAGACATAGTATGTTGATACACCTCCAGCAATTTGATCTGAATCTCTTTTTGCAGAACTAATAGCATCTGAAACCATGCCTGAATTAATTCTTGGTATAGCCAGTCTTCTTTTCTCTATCATAGTTCTTTCTATCTTCTTAAAGAATCCAAATTTATCAAGTACGGTTCTTCCAGTTGTATTCATAAAGTTATTAAAGGTCTCTTCAAAGGTGCCTGCTACTTCTGGTCCGCCAGGATTTTCAACAATAGATTTTTCTGAAGTAACAAACTTTCCATCTTCTAGTTGATACTTTAAGTATTTTCCTCTTTTTGGAGTGATAATTAAAGTTTTTCCTTCTTCCATAACTTCTGCTTTATTTGGGAAGTTATATCCATTTCTATTTGGTTCTTTTGCAACAGTAAAATTATATGTTATTACAGCGGAGTCTCCAACATTAGACACTGTTCCTTTAAATAAACGAGAATTTGTTTTACCTGTTTTATTAAACTCATAAACATGGTGGTATGCACTAGGAGTTTGTCTAGCACGCTGATCAAGATACTGGTCAAAATAATTTTTAATTATGAAGGCCGCGCCGCGAGTTATTTTTTGTTTATTTGCTGGATTTTGGTATAAGTTTGTGATCATTGTACTATCATAGTTAGACAAGGCTAAAACTTTTTCAGAAAACATACCAGTGTTAAATGCTTTTAATTTAGCCATTAAACATCTATCCTTTGTATTTCTTGACGCATTAGCACTGTTTCATATTCAATAACGCTGCCATCAAAATTTAATAGGGGGGTGCTTCCTCTAGGTTCAAATATGGTAGAGCCCTGAAATCCACCATCTGAAGATGGATCTTGGTTTTCAAGAAAAATAATTCCCTGAGAGTTTCTTACTCTAACAACTCTTCTATCTGATGGAATAATTTCTGAGGCTCTTACTTTAACCATAGAATGTAATATATTTAAATAATTGTTAACTTCTACTGCTGTTGAATTTTCCCCTACACCTTTTCTTACTACGCCTCTAGCAACACAATTAATTGTTTTTTCTAGAGCCCATGACTTTACCACAGCACCAGTAGAATCCTGAGATATGGTTGGCTTGTAGATATCGGCCTTCATGTTGTATGATGTAGACGGTATGCATCCACTCATTTAAATCACCATATATCTTGGTTCTCTATATGGAGCCAATAGATTGTCTACCAATAAATTACCTATACCTGTTGCGAAATCTGCATTATATTTAATATTATATGAATCATTTGAAAGTTGTGAAATATTCTTATTTCTTACATTAAAGTCATTGCATAAATAATCATTGACTAGCAGGGCAGTAGCCTCTTCTATTTCTGAAGGAATATATTCCCATCCCCAAATTCCATCAATTTTATAAGAAAAATCTTTTTTGAAAAGTCCATCATAGTAGAAGACAGAAAACTTTGGAAACTCTAATGTTTCTTTATTTTTTTCAGATGAATTTACTATTTTAATTCTATTAGAAGATGGTCCAATTTCAACTGGAAACTCCAGTTGTTCTGTTTCGCTATCTCTTTGATAAATTAAAATGTCATCTTCATATATTGCATCAATTCTATATATTGGGTACGGCAAAGTCAAAACATCTGTATTATTCCCATAGACGGTTGCTGTTCTTTTTTCTTTATAAAAGTTAAAGCCAAGGTACGAATTAATGCTTAACCTTGCTCTACGCTCTAATCTTTGTAATTTGCTTGCAGAAGCAGATCCTAGAGTAGTTACATCTATTTCTGCTAGGTCAACAATTCTATTAATGGAAGCATAGGGTCTAATTAAAGAGACATATTGGATATCATTAAATGCTCCAGATGCGCTTGTTGTTACATACTCTATTTTTAGATTTCTATCATATGCAGTTGAGTCGGCATTAAGCGTTATAGAGAATGCGGAGGATGCCCTAGGAACACCTTTACCGCCTTGAATAAATTCCTCTGTATCTAAATCATATACTTCAAAATAAACGTTGCCAGCATAGGCGCTAGCAGAATATGATAACGTTAATGGTAAATTGTCAGACCTTAGATATTCAATCATTCAGCACCGCCGATATAAGATATTTCTATTTTACTATACATTGAATATGGAAAAGGGGCCGATTTCTCGGCCCCTTAACCAATATTAAATTTTTATTAGCCAGTTACGGCGTTAGCCTTAGCCATTGCAGAAAGTTCTTCAATGTTAAGACCCATGCGGACGTAAACTGTGTATTCTACGGTGTCTTTCTTTGGCTTGAACTCACGGTGAACCGTAACGTCTCTCTGGAAGCCCCAGATTCTGTTTTGGGGGAATGTGAGATCAACGTAGTGATCTGGGTATAGTGGAACTTCCATCACGGGAATACCGTAAATAGAAGTTGTCATACCAGCGGGACCACCTACGCGAGGGGGAGTGCCACGAAGGATGCCAGAAGCGATATCCTCAGGAACACCACCTGAACCAATCTGACGAAGATCCGTAAGAAGGGTTTGAACGTTCTTTGTTGAAGCATAGAACTTCAATTCGCCACGACGAGCCTTGTACTTACGACCAAGGCTGTTGTAGAGATTCTCAAAGAAGGCAATTGCAGAACCTGACTTCAGTTGACCTGCGGTGGTTGCTGCAGTGAAGAATGTGGATGCTGTGGTAACAGTTGCAGCAGTACCAAAGTGGGTACCACCAGCAGCACCGTCAGCGAGTTTGACGAAACCATCAATTGTGTATGGGTAAGTCGTACCAGCGTAGGATGCAGTTCCCTGAGCAGCAAGACCATTGATGGCAATGTCTTCAAGATCGTTACCGAATTGACCAGCCATTAGGCGGACAATGTGATCTTCAAGGGCGGAGCCTTCAATGTTATCCTCAAGTGCCTCAGTTGAGAGTTCGTAGTCCAAGCGGAACTTAGTAGTGACGATTTCAACCTTGGTGAATTGAGCACCACGGTTTGCATAGTCGATTGTGCCTGCGCCAGCATCAAAGATGTTCTCACTTGCTTGTGATGCCTTGCGGATCAAACGTGTACCGACCTGAATCTTATCGAATTCAGCGGTGTTTGAACGCATAACTTGTCTACGACCGTCATTGCCTAGGACCATCTGATCAAACACATAGTCTAGGAACTGACGGGATTGTTCTGGAAGTAGCACGCCACCGTTCTGAGTTAGTGGGTTGCTGGTCAAGTTCTCCATATCACCGCTTGAAGCGAGATCTGAGATGATTGCACCAGTACCAACGTTTACAGCGGCAGCGGCTTTATTGATAATGTCACTCATGCTTTTCTTTACACCTCTCTTTCTTATTTTAGTTAGTTAAATAATTCTGCGGAACTGAGGAAGCGTCCGCCCCATAATGATTTCTTCATTACGGGTTGCTCTGGGATACTGGATTCCAGTTCACCAGACTTCTTCATAGCCGTCTCTTCCTCTACAGACTCCACGCGGGTAGCGATTTCAGTCGCGGCGGAATTGAGATCGGATAAACTTTTTGTAACCTCTTCATACTTGGCTTGTAGTTGTCCAATTTTTTCATCGACTGCCTTAGCAAGTTCGACTACTGCACTGGAAATCTTGTCAAGTGACTCGGTATTTGTTTCAGTGGACTTGGTAATTGTCTCTTCTACGAAGGACTTAACCTCGCCAAGGGCCTTTTCCATATCGAAAACGTCAGAGGTGGTGTCCTCGGCAACTTCAGCCTCAACACCATCGGACTTAGCCATTGCAAGGGCTTCCGTAACTACGTCCTCTACAGTTTCTTCTACCTCAAACGTAACTTCTTCAGAAGCCTCGATTGCAGCCTCGGCGGTGTCAAGTTCTTCATGGCTTGTTGTATCTTCAGCCATTTCAACACCTCCTTCTCTTTTTTGTAAAGCCAAACTGTTTTCCTCTAGTTCGTCTGACTTTTCCGTTGTCAATGGGTGACCCTTTGGCAACAAATCTGTGTCATATGGTCTATTTTTGTATTTCCCTGTTCTTACCGCCTGCAAGAAAGCATTTACTCTTGCATACGCCCATTGTTCAGGTGAGTACTCATTTGATTTATTCATCATGGGGTTGCTTTTAAATGCAGCAACCCCTCTTTCAAAAACTTG